CTAAAATCCAGAGCAGTTTACGTCCACTTTGTTCGGCTCCACCGTCCCTCGCCAGCGGCTTTTCACGTAAATTTCGGTTGTCTTGACCGACTCGTGACCGCACAGCACTTGGATCACTTCCAGCGGAATTCCCGAAAGCCACATATCCGTTGCGCCTTTGCCTTTCAGGTCGTAAAAGCCGAAGTTTGTTACTTTGGATTTCTTGAGATATCGGGTCAGCATTGAGCAAAGTCCGCTGTATGTATAAGGCTCGCCTTTGCCGGTGTGAATCAGCGTCATCTGATGACGGCTCGGTGTGGCCGTTACCCCAAGCTCAACGAGAATTTCATCAATCTCCGCTGTGATCGCAATGTCGATAGTCGCGCCGGTCTTTCCTTGTTTGGTGCGGATGATTCGGCGGCGCGAACCGTCTGGCTCGACCTTGGTAATCAGGTTGGCTGCTGTCCAGATGATGATGTCCTCGGGGCGCTGCAGTGTGCGGTAAATGAGCGCCATGAGGCACTGCACTTGGCGCACCGCAACGGCACGTACTGCGTGATATTCAGCGTGTTCAACGTAGCGCTCACGCTTGGTTTCCTTGTTGCGGCGGACGCCTTTGCACGGGTTGCCGTTAATTCCCCCTTCGCCTTTCCGAATCATCCAGGAGAAGCATGCCGACAAGCAGGCCTTCTCGCGGTTGCCGCGTACCGGCCGATCCAGCTCGACGCACATATCTAAATAAGCGCCGATGTGTTTGGCTTCGACGGCGGCGGGTAGCATGCGCCCGAAATATGCCTTGAGCGGTTCGATGTCGCGCTTGTAATCCTCGTAGGTCCGTGGCGCCATGCCGCCTTTTTCGCGTGGGAGCAGCGTGCGCTGTGCGCAGTGCACTACGAAGGCATCGAGGAAGTAGGTCATCGTGCCGAACGTGTTGTCGGGATCGTTGTAGAGCTGCGCCTTCCGTTTGGCTTCGCGGACATCGGTGCCCAGCCGCTCCCATTTCCCCGAGCGGTGGACGTAGTAGAACGCGCTGTGTTTTGCATAGACATTCAGGGGCAACCCAAGTGGGTTGTCATTTCGTTTTCGGGCCATCGGTTATTTGTGCTTCGAGAAAATGGCGCGCAGGGCTGCGCTGTCCGGTTCGCTGTCGGCGCTTCCATGCGTGGGATCGTTCGCGGCTTGCCGGCCGGACATGACCGCCTCGAAGTTCTGGCGGGAAATCAGCGGCATGCCATTCGGTTTGCGGCGCGTCTCGAAGCCCGAGCGTTGAAACCAGCGCGTGATCGCGGCGGGCTGCTGCAGCGGGGCGGCGATTTCCCGCAATTCGACGTCGGATAGAAACGGCAGGGCGTGAGCGTTCATCTCAGGCTGCCTCCAGCTCAATACCGAGCGGCGCGGCGCATAAGCTCGACAGATGCGACTGCAGCCTGCAGCGCCACAACGCCATTTCCGATCTGGCGGAGCTGGTGATTGCGGGATTCGTCCACCAGACAGGCCATCCCATTAACCAGCATCCGAATGCCGGGTTCAGTCGCGGGCGCAAGGTGCGGGTGGTCGGCGACAAGTCCCGACCATCGGTCGTCGAGCGGACCGGGTGCGAACAAATCGAATTCACCGTCTGCACGAGCGTTTGGCCGGTCATGCGGTCCGTTTGGCGACCGCCACTGCTTGCGTCGCTCGCTGCTGGTGTTGGCCATTGCGCGATCAGGTGCTCCGCCTGCCAATCCAGCATATCCAGGCGGCTCTTCCCATCCTTCCTCGTTACTGCATTGCCGCCACCTTTCCAGCAACGTGATGTGGGGCTGGCCCACATCGATGTCGGCTGCGCCACCTTTTCTGCCGGTTGCCACAAGGCCGCATCGCGGTTCAGATTTGTTCGTTGCGTGCTGGCCAAGTCGGCGCCCGGGCGGCGGCCGTCGTGGGCTGTTGGCGTGGCCCAGGTCGCGCCATGCGAGGCAGAACCATCGCGCCCGACCGTGCGCAGCACCAACGTCGGCCGCTGCCAGAGTGATCCATTCCGCACGCCACCCGCGGTCGGCCAACTCCCCCAAGACGCGGGAGGCCGCCCTTTCGGTGAGTTCCTCGGCTTCGTCCAGAGTGGAGGCTCCGGCAGAAGCGATGCCTGCGACGTTCTCCAGAAAGAGCCACTGCGCACCGCAAGCGTCGGCGATGTCGAGCACGTTGAAGAAGAGCCCGCTGCGTACGCCATCGAGGCCAGCACGTAGGCCGGCGATGCTGAGGTCTTGGCACGGAAAGCCGGCGACGATGAAATCCACGCGTCCACGCCAGCGTCGGCCGTTGAAGGTGACAAGGTCAGACCAGACAGGCGCCGGATCGAGCGCTCCCGCTTCCATAAGCGCGACAAGTTGCGCGGCTGCAGGGGCTTCCCGCTCCACGTAGCAAACGGTGCGGTAGTCGAGGCCAAGAAATGCGAGTCCGGCACGCAGTCCTTCGCCGAGCATGCCGACGCCGGCGCAGAGTTCGATGCCGAAGAATTCGGGATGTAGAGCCAGGCCATTCACAGTGACTCCCGCAGCGTGTGGCGAGGCCGTTGCCAAACTTCGTCATTTGCCGCGCGGTCTTTGCGGCGATCTTCGAGTTCGTGGCGTGCTTGCCGGCGACGTGCAAGGCGCGGGGCATTGGCGATCATCAGGGCCATGTCTTGCGCCCGTAGGTCGCGCTCGCGGGTGACATCGAGCACGGCGGCCGACGGGAACAGCGGCATCGTGATGCGGGCTACTTGGCCGTTGATGCCGGTTTGGCCAGATTGCGGCCGTAGGGAGTCAAAAGACTGCCCGGAATGGGTCAGCATCAAGCTCATGATTTTCTCGGTAGTTAGACGGTGACGTGCCAGCAGGCGAACTGCCAGGCTTTGGGTCGGTGTGCGGTGTTGAATTGGCCGAGTCGGCGGCGCTCGCCGGTTTCGGTTTGCCATGCGTAGTTGGTGATGTTCGGGCGTGGCTCGCTGGTGTAGGCGTGCACCGTGCCATCCCGATCAACCGCAACGCAGGTCACGACTTCGTCTTGCAGCTTTGCCGGGAAATAGAACGGCTGGCGGTTGATGCGAATGCAGTGCGGTACGAACGGGGTCATTTCGCGCACCAGCGTTCGAGCCAGCCTTCCACGGCGATATACAGGCCAAGGGCGAGCGCATCGCCGAAACCCGAAACAACCAGCCGGGTGGGTTCCGGTAGGGCAAGCGCAGTGGTGCCGACTGCAATCGCGAGCACGATGCACAGTAGGGCGACGAGGGCTTTCAGGGCTTCGATCATGCCGCCCGCCTTTCGGCAGATTCGCCGGGGCCGGACGATTCAACAATCCGGCGTGCCTGATAGCGAACCCCGCGACGATCCATGCTGTGGATCGTGTAGCCGCGCTCAAGAAAGGGGCGCACCAGATCCTCGAACAAGCCTTCGCCAACGCTGATCACATCCACGATTTCAATGCGCTTGTTCATCGTCATACCCCGCTGCAAGCGCAACTGTTGATCGAACGTGAACCGAGAAATACACCTTGGGTTCTCGCGCTGTTGCGCTGTACAGGCCAGCGTGTTGATTGCCGCATTTGTGGAACATGAGCCCGTGCGCGGCCAGGGTGGTTTCGATCTGGGAGACGTCTTCTTGCGCGTTCAGAGCGACATGCAGTTGCACTTGGCCGACGTATTCGCAGACGCGTGCTGTGGCCTCCCAGCCTTTCGCCGCGATCTCGTCGGCAATGTGCTCGACCACATCGAGCAAGGGCCGTTGTGCTTCGATTTCATCGATCAGTGCGGCGAAGCGTTGCGCTGCTTGCACAGCCGCCGCCGCGATCTTGTCGCGCTTGGGCGTGGTGAGGGAAAGACCAGCCGGGCGGCTGGTTCCCATTCCTTGGTGTGCCGGCTTAGACATGGGCCGGCTCTTCGAGGTAGTTGGTGTAGATCAGGAAGGCGATGGCATCACGGCCGACCAGGTAGAAGGACGGCAGGATGCGACCTTCGTACTCCATCGCGTCGGTGAATTTGAAATCCCAGCCTTGGGCGCCGAGTGTCAGGCACGCATCGGTGAACTGCTTTTCTGTGCCGCCTGCGTGAATCTTGCAGCAGCAATGCGATGGGTAGGTATCAACTGCCAACCGGGCGATCAAGCCCATCTCCTGTAGGCGGGCGGCAAAATGCTCGGCCGCAACGATTTCGGCTTTGCTGGCGTCTATCGCTGCTAGCGTGTCTTCGTATTCCTTCTTTGCATCCAGCTTCGCCAGTTCGAAGCCACTTCTCTTGCTGACCATCATCTGCTCCGCTTCATCAAACAATGCAGCAACTATACGAAAACGGATTGAATTAAGTCAATGCGTATTTGCATAATAAAGTGGAGGGACGAAAAAAAGCCCGCCGAAGCGGGCCATTGATCAGTTATGGCTCAGAACATGCTGCCGCCTCTCCAGACAACGCGCCCAATGATTTCCAGCTCAATGCCAGGTGGGACAGTGATGGTGGGGTATCGAGACTTGTCGGGGTTGTCGCTGTGTAACGCGACCGTTCCAAACTGACGTTGCAGGCGCTTGATAACGGTTTCGCCATCTTTGATGAGCGCATAAATCTGCCCATCAACAGGCTTCGCGCGGCGCGTATCTAGAAGGACGACATCTCCATCGTTGATGTTGCTACTCATGCTGTCGCCGTGCGCGTAAATGACACATGCTTGCCCTTCATCGACGCCCAGGCGTTGCAGCCAAGTGCGTTTGAAGGCCAAGCCCCCTGTCACTTCTACATGATCGTTTAGGTAACCATCCCCGCAAGCTCCACGGGTGCTGTACTGGGGGATTAGCGCGTATTCGGCGGATGTGGGAGTGCGCGGACCGATTCCGGGGTCGCTTGTGCTATCGCTGTTTTCGGATGGGCCGGCGAGTAATTCGTTCATCGTGATGCCCAACGCAATTGCCAGTTTTACAAGCGTCGCGCTTCTTGGTGATCCCGTTTCCCCGCTCAACATCCGTTGAATGGTTGGCTGGGGTACGCCGGCCTTTGTTCCAAGGGCATTTTGGGATAGCTGTCGGCGCTGCATCCATGCAGCCAAACTGTCTTTGAGTTCCATAGCGCAATTATGCGTAAGCGTATCGCCTTGAGATAATACGATTTCTGATTGATTGTTATGCGAATGCACATTAGCATGCGCGGCATGGACACTCTTTCAGTTAGGCAAAAGCTGGTGCTGCTCATTCAGGCGGGGTTAAGCGAAACCGTTATCGCCGCTAAGACCCGCATTCCCCAGCCAACGATCAACCGCATCAAGAACGGCCAAGAACCGCGTGAGCGCTACGTTCGCGCTATCGACACCTTCTTTTCTGCGAATGACCCCCGTGCTGGTTTGCCTAGCGACGGGGATTCAGCTTCCTCGTCCGCCACCTGATCGGCCCGGTGGCGGTTTTTCTCCGGGTGCTGCTTGCCCGGCTTTTTTATGCCTGCTGTCTCTCGGCTGTTCGCATAGTAGGTGCGGGCGAGTCGGGGTGCAGCGTTTGATTTGGTCGAGGACATACGTATGGCGATGCCACTTCTGGACGCAATCTATAAAACGGCGCACGAGCATTCTGGCGGTGTGGAGGCCTTGGCGGCACGCATGGGGGTGAATGCCCAGGTGCTCCGCAACAAGGTGAATCCGAACGCCGCCAGCCATCACCTGACCGCCCGCGAGGCGGACTTGATGATGGCCCTGACCGGTGACTTCGGCGTGCTCCACGCGCTGGCCGCGAACCACGGCTTCGTCTGCGTCAAGGCGCCGGACGACGTCAGCGCGGGCGATCTGGCGGTGTTGGACATCATCACGTTGATCTGGGCGCGTACCGGTGACGTAGGGCGTGCGGTCTACGAAACGCTCGCCGATGGCCGTGTCGAAAAGCACGAACTGAGCAATGTGCGGCAGCTGGCGTACACGCTGCAGCAAGGGCTGATCGAAATGCTTGGTCGGCTCGAAAGCATGGCGGACTGACACATGGCCGAGCGTGCATACAAAGACCCGGTATTCGACGAGGTGGCGCGGCGCGAAGAGGCCGAGCGGCGTAGGGCCGAGCGCATGGCCAAACAGGCGGCGAACGATGCCGAGCGGCGCAGCAGTCCCGATTACCGGCTGCGACGGCGGCGGCGCATTTTGGGGCTGGTGGCGATTGCAAAGCGGGGTAGCGATGATCGTTCTGGACGATGACGAAATGACCGCCGTGTTCCAGGGCGGCCCGCTGGCGATTGCGGTGTACCTGCTGCTGCGCCGCTGGATGGATTACGCGACCGGCACGGTAGGTGTTGAGCGCTCGGTGGCGGTGGCGAAGCTGTGCGACCACCTCGGTCACGACATCCCGCGTGGGAAGGGTTTCGAGCACAAGAAACCATCGGTGCAGAACGTGCGCACGGCCCTGGAATGGCTGAAGAAAAACAACGTGATCCAGCAGGTGGCCAGTGGGGAGCGCGTCGTTTTTTTCCTGCGTTTGGCGATGACACGTTCAGTGCGTCCAAAACAAACCCAACACGAACTCAACAAGAACCTAACAAGCCCTTCCCAACAAGCACAAAGCAAGGCGTGGCAAGGGTTTGGCGGGGATTCCCCACAAGCGGATTCATTTGTTGGCAATACCCATTCCCAACAAGCATCAACGTATCAAGAAACATCTGCACTCTCTGGCGCGCACATGCGCGAGAGCGTCATCCCCGAAGATTTCAGTCCCAGCGACTTGAACCAGCATGAAGCCAAACGACTGGGGCTGGATGGTGAGCTGGAAGCCTCGGCGTTCGTCGCCTTTTACCAATCCAACGGCGTGACCCGTGCCAATTGGCAAGCAGCGTTCAAGAAGTGGCTGCTGGATGCGCACCGCTACCGCACGATGCACGAAACCGGCGTGATGAACGCCAATGAAATCCGCGCCCTGGAAGAGCAAGACGCCTATGAGGGCGGCGATGCGTTCTGGGCGCCCCTCAACTTTGGAACTGTCGGCAAGGATGGGCAAATCAATGGACCGGCTGCACTGCACTCTGGAACTCAAAACAGCCAGCAATGACGGCGGCGCGATGACGTTTGCCGGTTACGGCAGCGTCTTCGGCAATGTCGATCTCGGCGGCGATGTGGTCGTGCCGGGCGCGTTCGCCAAGGCGATCGAGTCTGCCACCGACAACGGCATCTGGCCGTCGATGCTGATGCAACACGGCTTCGATGCTGGCGGCGATACGCCTGTCGGCATCTACACCGCCATGAAGGAAGACGCGGTCGGCTTGTGGCTGGAAGGCAAGCTCGCGCCCACCCCGCGCGGGCAGGAAGCCTACCAGCTGATGAAGATGGAACCCCGGCCCGCGATCAGCGGGCTTTCTATTGGCTACCTCCCCAAAAGCTGGGAGCACCAGGACAAGGACGGCAAGCGGATACGGCTGTTGAAGTCGGTGGATTTGCTCGAAGTGTCGCTGGTGACCTTCCCGATGAACACGCAGGCCCGCGTCACCCACGTCAAATCCGACCTCACCATTCGCGCCGCCGAACGCGCCCTGCGGGATGCAGGGTTTTCGGCGAAGGAAGCCAAGTCGATCCTGGCGCATGGCTTCCACACCCTCCCTCCGCGAGATGCCGAGGAGACGGGCGAACTTCTCGCGCAGCTCAAGCGCAACATCCATACCCTCACACACTGACCCCCGGAGCATGCAATGGACCTGAGCGAAATCAAAACCCTGATCGAAGGCCAAGGCCAGGCCTTCGAAGAATTCAAAAAAACCAATGACCAGCGCATTGCCGCGCTGGCCAAGGGCGACGCCGTGGCCGAGCTGGAAGCCAAGCTCGCCAAGATCAACGACGCCCTCACCACCAACCAAAAAACCATCGAAGAAGTGGCCAAGAAAGCCAACCGCCCGGCCACCGGCAGCGATACCGATCCGCTCGCCGCCGAACACAAGAATGCGTTCATCAGCTGGGCACGCACCGGCGAGCAGGAAGCCGAACTCAAGGGCATTCAGCGCAAGGCATTCCAGTCCGGCATCGATGCGCAGGGCGGCTTCTTCCTGCCGACCGAAGTCGAAGCCGGCATCGACCGGCTGGTGCGCAAATCCGGCTCCATCGCCGCGCTGGCGACCACGGTCACCGGCTCCGCACCCGAATACAAACGCTTCGTGAAGGTCGGCGGCTCCAAAGCCCGCTGGGTGGGTGAAACCGACAAGCGCCAGAAAACCGGCAACGGCAGCTACGAAGAACTGGCGTTCGCACCGGGCAAGATGATGGCCGAGCCGATGATCTTCCGCGACGTGCTCGACGACGCCAGCATCGACCTGGCCGCCGAGCTGCAGCTCGAAATCGTCGAAGCCTTCGAAGATGCCGAAAGCGAATCCTTCATCACCGGCGACGGCATCAAGAAACCCAAGGGCATCCTGTCCTACGACATGGTGGACAACAAAAACGTCGCCTGGGGCAAGCTCGGCTACATCACCAACGGCGGCGCGGCACTGAGCAACCCCGACAAGTTCATCGACGTGATCCATGCGCTGCCGCGTGCCTTCCGCAACAGCGCGAACTGGCTGATGAACGACCTGACCACCGCCGAAGTGCGCAAGCTCAAGGATGCCGAAGGGAATTACCTGTGGGTGCCAGGCTTGCAAGCCGGCGCCACCGGCACGCTGCTCGGCTACGGCATCACCAACGACGATTACATGCCGGACATTGCCGCCAATGCCTTCCCGATTGCCTTCGGTGACTTCGGCCGAAGCTATCTGATCTACCGCCGCAAGGGCATCGCCGTCATGCGCGAGTACGACAGCGACTACGACGCCTACACCTTCCCGACCACGGCCCGTGTCGGTGGCGGCATCCGCAACTTCCAGGCGCTCAAGTTCCTGAAAATGGGCTGATCCGCCCCGCTTTCCCAACACCCAGACGCCCCGCCTGCCGGGGCGTCGTCACGTGGAGATTCCCATGCGGGACACCCTCAGTAAACTGCGTTTCATTCCGGCGCTGGCACTGGCCAACAGCGTGGCCGACAACACCCCCGTCACTAGCCTCTGGATCGACCGGCAAGGCTTCGAATCGGTCGGTTTCGTGATCCAGACCGGCACGCTGGTCGATGCCGATGCGACCTTCACGGTGCAGATCCAGCACGCCGATCTGGCCGACCAATCCGATGCTGGCCTGGCCGGCGAATTCGACACGGTGGGCTCGGCCAGCTTCAAGTTCGACGACGACAACACCACCAAGAAGATCGGCTACATCGGCAACAAGCGCTATGCGCGCTTCATCGTCACACCGGCCAACAACACAGGGGCAGCGCCGTTCACCGCCCTGGCAGTACTCAGCTACGCCGCGCGCCGGCCGGTCGCATAACCAACCAAACCCAACCCTACAGCCCGCTCGGCGGGCTGTTTCCCCGATGCCGTTGCCGCAGCGGTATCCGGCAAACACAGGAATTCCCTCATGCTCGAATGCGTGACCCCGCCCAATGAGGCGCTGCTGACGCTGGCCGAAGCGCGCCTGCAATGCCGGATCGATGACGACGACACTGTGCAAGACAGCCTGCTGCAGATCCTGATCGCTGCTGCCCTGACGCAAGCCGAAGCGATCACCGACCGGCCGTTGTTACCGCAGACGTGGCGCCACAGCGCCGAGGTCTTCCCGGCCGGCGACATTCGCCTCAAGCCCGACGTGACAGCGGTCGCCAGCGTGCGTTACACCGACGCGGCCGGCATCACGCAAACCCTGCCGAGCACCGCCTACCGAATCGTCGAACGCCGTTTCCTGCGCCCCGCCAACAGCTGGCCGGACGGAACGCAACCCACCGTCGAATTCGACTGCGGCTGCTTCACCGCCGCCACCTTGTCGCCGGCCCTGAAAGCCTGGGCGCAGGTGTTCGTCGCCACGCTATTCGCCAACCGCGAAGCGATCAACCCCGGCGTGCTGACCGAACTGCCACGCACCTACGTCGATGGCTTGCTGGATTACCTGCGTCTGGGCGAGGTGGGCTGATGCGGGCTGGCAAGCTGAACAAGCGCATCACCCTGCAGCGGCGCAGTGCCGGCAAAGACGAATACGGCGCACCGCTCAACCGCTGGGAATCCCTTCCCCCCATCTGGGCCGATATCCGCTTCACCAGCGGCAAAGAAGCCATTACGGCCGGCGCAGAAGCCAGCACGGCCGCCGCCAGTATCCGCATCCGCTATCGCACCGGTATCACCGCCGCCATGCGGGTGGTACACGGCACGATGATCCTCAACATCAAGGCCGTGCTGCCCGATCTGGCGCGCAAGGAATACATCGACTTGGTGTGCGAAACCGACCCGAAGGCCACCTTATGAGCAAGATCCACGGCCTCGCCGAACTGACTGCCAAGCTCAACAGCTTGAGCGACAAAGCCGGCAAAAAAGCCGTCCAGAAAGCGCTCGGCGCAGGCGCCAAACCCATCGTGAAGGAAATCCGCCGCCGCGTACCCAAAGACACCGGTTTCCTGAGAAAGCAGATCAACGCCCGCAAATCGCGCAGCAAGCTGCTGGTGCAGATCGGCGTGCGCCTGGCGCTGAAACCCGTGCGCGGCGACAAAGGCGCATACCGCATCCACCAGCGCGCCAAGATCAGCCCGGCTGGCCGGCTGCAGAACGCCAATGCCTTCTATTGGTATTACCTGGAATTTGGCACCAGCAAGATGGCGGCGCAGCCGTTCATGCAGCCCGGTTTCGATGCCAAGAAAGACGATGCGCTCGACGCCATTGTCGACAGCCTGCGCCGTGACGTGAATGAGGCTATCCGATGAATCGGCTGACGGAATTGGTGACGATGCTGCAGGCGGTGGTCGGGGAGCATGTTTACCCGGAGGTCGCGCCGGAAGGGACGCCCACGCCGTATGCGACGTGGCAGGTGATTTCAGAAATTCCCGAGAATCGGCTAGCGGGTGGGGCGAGTGCGTGGACGTTTCGGATTCAGGTCAATATCTGGGCGGGTGAATATGCCCAGGCGCGTAGTTTGATAGATGAATTCATAGGGGCACTACCACCAGCCTGGATGATTGAGTTCCGTAGTGCGTCGCCGGCTGGAGACGCTACATTGTATGGACAGCTGGTGGCAGTAGCTGCCTTGGATATTTAAAAAAATCATGTCAAAGATGCGCTCTTAATCGTGTGCTGCTAGCTCTTCTACTAATATGCCGGAGTGATGTATTGGAGGTGCGACTATGTTTGTATTCGAATTAACTATCCCCGGTACGTGGCTAGATTCTGAAGATCAGGACTGGAAGCATAAGATTGAGAATCTGATAAGGCATCTGGAATCTCAGTTCATTGAAGCTAACGTAGCCCTCAATCTGTTTAATCAAGCACAAACTGATATTCAAGATTCGATTCCCTTGCATCTAGTCGCTGAAAGTTGGCAGCGCGATCAAGATCGCCGCGCGGAAATTCGGCGTGATGTTGAGCGCGAGATGGAAGGCCCGGTGCTAGCTGAGAATTGGCACAAAATCTCCTTTGAAACAGAAATAAGATTCAAGCGTGAGCAATGGATGAATGGCCAAGTGCCTCGGCGCTTCACGCATGTAGAGCCCTTCATTTTTGCGCGAGCGTTTCTCTATGCGCTTGATGCATTCGACAAATTCCTTGGTGTTTTAGCGAAGGAAAATGGAGTGCCAGCTGAAATTGCCACATTTCATCAGCAGGTGTCCGACGCATTTCCTGATCTACGCGGTGTACGGAATAGCGCCCAGCATCTTGAAGATCGTGCGCGCGGACTGGGCGCGGGGAGAAACCCCAAGCCGATGGAGCTTCAACCTATACAGAACGCTGCAATTTACGCTCCTCAAGGCGGTGTGCTGGCGCTTAACAACCTTAATGGGTCGCGCTATGGGTCGACGACTGCAGATGGTCATTATGGAGAAGTTGATGTTTCTCCTGAGTCGCTAGCCCATTTGCAGCGTATTTTTGAGGGAGCGTTGAATAGTTTCAAATGGTGTGGCCCACAAAGGCACATACCGGATGTGTGAATTAAATATCTAACAACTTCATGTATTTATTCAAACCCGCAATCGCGGGTTTTTTATTTATAGGAGCAATCAATGGCTTCCAAAGCAGTCAGCGCCCAGGGCGCCAAAATCAAGGTTTCCACCGGCAGCGGTGGTCCCAAGCCGATCACCGGGATCAGCAAGGGCAATCCGTGCGTGATCACCTCGAACGGCCACGGCTTCAAGCCGGGTAACGTGGTGGCGCTGGCCGCTATCGTCGGCATGGTCGAGTTGAACGGTAAAACCCCGGCCGTGCAGTACGTGACGGCGAATACCTACTCGCTGGCCGGGGTGGATTCGTCCGGTTTCGGCGACTACACCAACGGCGGCGCAGCAACGCCGGTGGCGTTTTCGGAGGTGGGCGAAGTGACTGACTTCGACGGGTTCGACGGGCAAGCCTCCGAAGAAGACGTGTCGACGCTGGCCAGCGAAGCGGTCGAGAAGCGGCTCGGCCTGGTTGATTACGGTGGTTTGTCGCTCAGCCTCAAGTTCGTCAAATCCGACGTCGGCCAGGCCGCATTGCGGTCTGCGCAAGTCACACGCGAGGTGCTCGATTTCATGATCGAGCTGAGTAATGGCGATGTCGCATCGTTCTCCGCGCTAGTGAAGCAGTTCTCCATCGGTGGCGCGGTGAACAAGGTGCTGACCGGCAAGGTCCAGCTCACCATCAGCGGCCCGGTTGTCTGGGCTTAAGGAGTGGATATGTCCAAGCTCAACCGCGAAAGCATTCTCGCCGCCCAGGATTGCGTCACCGAAACCGTACCGGTGCCGGAGTGGGGCGGTGACATCACCGTCACCGAAATGACCGGTGAGCAGTCCAGCCGCTTCTGGGATGAAGCCTTCACCAACGAAGGCGGCAAGCTGATCCGTAAAGGCACGTCGGCCGAATTCGCCGCCGCGCTGATCGTCGCCACCACGCAGGATGACGACGGCCTGCCGTTGTTCCTGCCCAGCGATATCCCGGCCCTGGTGCGCAAGTCCGACCGCGCGCTGAATCGCGTTTCCGATGTCGCCCTGCGGCTGAACAAGATGGGCCGTTACGCGAACGACACCGTAAAAAACTCCGCCGCGCCAGCGCCAGACGGTTCGCTTACCGCCTAGCGCTGGCGCTCGGTCGCCACGATGTCGATGGGCTGCTCGGCGAGCTGACCGCCAGCCAGTTCGCCGAGTGGCAAGCCTATTTCGCCATCGAACCGTGGGACGAAGAACGCGCCGATCTGCGCGCGGGCATCGTCGCCAGCACCCTCGCCAACTGCCACCGCGCGGAAGGCATCGACCCCTTCACCCCGCTCGACTTCATGCCGCTGGCCGAGCGCGATCAGCCCGAATCTGAAGCCATTGACCCGAATCAAGCGATCCGGGCGCTGATCGATCAAGCCGCCCTTAAAGGAATCCAACCCAATGGCCAGTCTGGCGAAACTCACGGTTGATCTCGAAGCCAATATCGCCCGCTTCGAACAAGGGCTGAACCGGGCCGAATCGCTGGCCCGCAAGCAGTCCGAAGCCATCACCCAGCAGCTCGGCAAAGTGGAAAGCACTGCCAGCCTGGCCGGCAAAGGGCTGATCGCGCTGGGCTCCATCCAGCTGGCTGATCACGTGGTCGATTGGGCGGCTGGCTCGGTGCATGCCTTGATCGATGTACAGCGCCAGTTCGAGCGCACCGACTCGGCCCTGCGCTTTGCCAACGGTGGTGATCTGAAGGGTGTGGCCACCGACCTAGCGTGGGTGCGCGAGCTGTCCAAAGAGCTGGGGCTGGAAGTCAGCAGCACCGCCCAAGCCTTTGCGCTGTTCTCCGGCGCCACCCGCGAGACGGTGCTGGAAGGGCAGAACACCAAGGACGTGTTCCGGGCGATCAGCACCGCATCGACCGCAATGGGCCTGAGTCTGGATGACACCAAGGGCGCGCTGCTGGCACTGACGCAGATGGTGGCCAAGGGGACGGTGCAGGCCGAGGAATTCCGCGGCCAGTTGGCGGAACGCTTGCCGATTGCCACCAAGGCGGCAGCCGATGCGCTGGGTGTCACCACCGCCGAATTCACCCGCATGCTGAACAACGGCCAGGTGATCGCTTCCGACTTCCTGCCCAAGTTCGCCGCCGCCCTGCAGCGTGCCACGCAGGACACGGCGCAATACGGCAATCAGACCACCAAGGCGGTCAACGAAGTCAGCAGCGCCTGGACCGCAGCAAAAACCGAGATTGCCCAGACCGGCGCCAGCGACTTCATCAACGGCCAACTGCGCATCCTGTCGGATGGCTTCGAGGATGTCGCGCGCTCGATCCACAAGGCACGCGACGAGGGCGGCGGCTTCTGGTCGCAGATGGCCGCTGGGGCGGGTGGCGCATTGCGCTTCCTCAACCCGAGCAATGCCTTCAGCTACCAGGCGCAAGATCCGCAGGCGCAATACAAGGCGCTGTCCGAGCGGCGGGCCGCACTGAGTCAGACGGCGGGCGCGGATGGCACCGGCAACACGCAGGAGATGATCCGCCAGATCGATCAGCAACTGGCCAAACTGAAATCCTCGACGCCGGCCCTACGCTCCTTCGAGCCGACCACGCTTGGCGCCACGCAGTATGCCGAGCAGCAGCAACAGCACGCCCGCATCCTCAAGCAAGCCCGCGAGCGCGCCACCGACTACCTCAAGACCAGCAAGTATCAGACCCAAGCCGAAAAAGACGCGGCGGCACTGGATGCGCTGGACAAGGAATTCAAGGGCGCGACGGCCGAGCTGAAGCCGGGCGATGCCGCCTATGACAAGGCGAGCCAGACCTACCAGACGCGCCGGGCGGAACTGCTCAAGACCCAAGCCAAGCACGACGCCCCGAAGAACGATCCGCTGCAGAACGCCTATTTGTCGCAAACGCTGCAGCTGTCGAAGGACATCGCCACCAGCCGCACCCATGTCGCCAATCTGGAAAAGGGCATCGCCGAGAGCGACGGCCGCCACACTGCTGCGCTGGAAGAATGGCTCAAGTACGACCGGGAAGGGCAGAAGCTTGGTGACACCAAAAAGGCCACCTTGGCGGCACTGGCCCGCGATGCCGATGCAATGGCGCGCAAGGAACGTGAAGCCGTGCAGTACTACGGCTTCATGCACGATTCGGCGCAGGCGCTGGGCAAGGTGCTGCGCGAGAACGCCAGTATCGCCCTGCATGGTCAGGCCAATCCGTACACCAGCGCGCAGGATCTGGAAGACCAGTTCGCACCGGGCGGCAAATATGCCGATGTGCAAGACCCCGCGCGTCAAACGGCGATGCGGGCGGCAGCGGCGGCAATGGATCAGGCCGCCATGCAGCGCACCGTCGCCCAGGCTGGCTACGACGATGGCAAGGCGCTGGAATCAGTCCGGCGCCAGATCGATCTGATCGGCCAATCCGCGCGCGAGCAGGAACGGCTGAATGCGCAGTACCAGATTCAGGACGAATACGAGAAACGCGCGGTCGGCCTATCGGGTGAGCAGCTGCAAGCCCTGCAGGCGCAGACCGAGGAATACCAGACGCGGCTGCTGGATGCCATCGAGGCCCGCAACCAGAAGGAACGCGACTGGCAGACCGGCGCACAAGACGGCTTGCAGACCTACCTGGACAACGCCAGCAACATGGCGTCGCAAACCCGGTCGCTGGTTACGGATGGCATGCAGGGCTTCGAGAACGCGTTTACCAACGCTGCCGAGAGCGGCAAGTTGTCCTTCCATGATCTGACCCGCTCGATCCTGCTCGATCTGGCCAAGATCGCCGAACGCCGCGCCATCGTCGGCCTGATGAATTACGCCATCGGCGCATTTACCGGGGACTCGGGCGCAGTCGGCACCGGTGGGATTTCCGAAAGCTACAGCAACGACATGACCCGGTCAGTGATTCCGGGCCGCGCCTACGGTGGGCCGACCGAGGCGAACGGCCTCTATCAAGTGGTGGAAAAAGGCGAACCGGAAATGCTGCGCGTCGGTCGCGAGAGCTACTTGATGATGGGCTCACGCGGCGGTCAGGTCACCCCGTTGCGCAGTGGCGATGTGGGCGGGAGTGGTGGCGGTTCGCCCGTCATCAACCTGAATACGCAGATCGTGCTGTCGGATAGCGGCGCGCAAAGCAGCACCAGCGGCGACCAGAACGCCGCCCCGCGCCAACTGGCGGAGATGGTCAATCAGCAGATCACGCAGCAGCTGCAGCGGGAAAGCCGCCAAGGCGGTCTGCTCTGGAAAATGCGAGTGGGCGCATGACGACCGAACCAATCGAAACCTTCACCTGGTCGCCGCGCCTCGGGCCGAGCGGGCAAATCAAGCTGCGCGTGAAATCGGCCCGCTTCGGCGATGGCTACCAACAGGACGTCGGCGACGGCCTGAACAACATCGAGCAGTCCTGGCCGCTGGCGTTTACCGGTGATGAATCCTATGTCCGGCCGATCAAGGCGTTTCTCGAACGGCATCAAGGCTACAAGGCATTCAACTGGACGCCGCCGCTCGGCACGCCCGGCCGCTACAAGGTCGTTGAATTCAACCTCACCCCAGGCAGCGGCGGGCTGTACACCGTCACCGCCACTTTGACCCAGAGCTTTGCACCATGACCATCACTGCCGACATGCAACTGCTGCAGCCGGGCGCCGAAGTGTTCCTGTACCAACTGGATGCAACCGCCATCGGCGGCGATCTGCTGCGCTTCCACGGCCACCTGCAGGCCGGGCCGATCTGGTGGCAAGGCCAGCAGTACGACCCGTGGCCGATCGAGGCGGAAGGGTTCGCCCGCACCAGCGAAGGCAAGCAACCCGCACCGACGCTGTCGGTCGGCAACGTCTCCGGCACGATTTCGGCGATGGTCATCTATCTGGATGACCTGGTCGGCGCCAGGCTCATCCGGCATCGCACGCTGACCAAGTTTCTGGATGCGGCCAACTTCCCCGACGGCAACCCGACTGCCAACCCGAACGAAGAATTCCCGCCTGAGCTGTGGTTCATTGACCAGAAAACCGCCGAGACCTCGGCAGTGGTTACCTTCGAGCTGGCCAGCGCGGTGGATTTCAACGGCCAGCAGATTCCGGCTCGCCCCATCATTGCCAACGTGTGCTGGTGGCTGAGTCGCGGCGGTTATCGCGGCCCGTACTGCGGTTACACCGGCACCGCCTATTTCGACCGGGACGACCAGCCAGTGGTCGACCCGTCGCGGGATCGGTGTGGCGGCCGGCTGACCTCGTGCAAGTGCCGCCACGGCGAGCACGCCGAACTACCGTTCGGCTCGTTCCCTGCGGCTGATTTAATTCGGAGTTGAGATGCAAACCAAGACCGAAAGCGCCATCCGACATCACGCGATGGCGGAATACCCGCGCGAGTGCTGCGGCCTGGTGATCATCGAGCGCGGGCGCGAACGCTACGTGCCGTGTACCAACGAGGCAGCGAGTAGCGAGCACTTCCGGTTGCCGGCGAGTGAATACGCCGATGCGGAAACCCGAGGCGAAATCATCGCCGTGGTGCACTCGCACCCGGATATGCCAGCCCGGCCGAGCGAAGCCGACAAGGTCGCCTGCGAAGCTTCCGGCCTGCCCTGGATCATCGTTCGGGTGGATGGCCCGGAGCCGGTCACCCAAGAAATCGTCACTATCGAACCCTGCGGCTACCAGGCGCCGCTGGTGGGTCGCAGCTTCGCGCATGGCGTGCTCGATTGTTACACCCTGATTCGGGATTGGTATCAGCGCGAGCGGCATATCACGCTGCTCGACTTCGAGCGCGAGGATGAATGGTGGAACAAGGGCCAAGACCTCTACATGCAACACTTCGCCGAGGCGGGTTTTACCCGGTTGCCAGACACCGCGCCGTTACAGGTGGGCGACGTGATCCTGATGCAGATTCGCGCCGATGCCACCAATCACGGCGCGGTCTATATCGGTGATGGGCTGATGCTGCATCACCTGTATGGGCGGCTGTCGACGCGGGATGTGTATGGGGGGTATTGGCGGGAGGTGACGCGGATGTTGTTGCGACGCCTATCGTCGTCAGGCACATGTGCGCTCACCGTGATCGACGAAGAGCAACTCTACCGATCCTGACATGATGATTGGTGTTGCCTCGATTTTTCTGGCTAGTACTATTTTGTAGATTTTCTGCAATAAAACTCTAAGCTGACGATTGTTTAACAAGTTATGGTCAGTCTTGGAGAGAGAAATGAAATCATATTCGTGCATAGCATTTGGCGTTGTTGTTTTGTATCTATTGAATGGATGTGCCGTGGTGCCCCCAAAGGAAGCCGCCCAAAATGTTCCCAAGCTTAATACTGTCAACCCCCTTCAAGCCGGCTTTTCCAACGTAGTCGACGTTGGATTCTTAAGTGAAAAATCTCCTTTCTCTTGCAATGGAGATATTACGTACATTCCGCTCCCCGCAATTGATGTTCCGAATTACAGTAAAAATACGTTAGTCAACGGAGTGCCTACGCAGAGTCCTGATAGCTGGCCTGACAAGACTGACGACGTTAACAACTTGCTTCCTAATATTGCAATGCAAGTTGTGATGGGGGATGCAAATGCTGCGGTGTCTGTCGATTCAATAGCAGGTGTAAAAGCATCCCATAAACATATATTGATTGATTTTACAAAATATCGTACCGAACCAATTAAGGACGGTAACGATAATACCCTGGCATATAGCAGAATTGGTGCTGGTTTGCGCGTGGATATCAAGTTCGATACTGTTGATGCCAATATCGGAAGTGGCCTATTTGCTCTGGCCGCAAGTGCAAAGGCTGGAAAAACATTGGGTACAGTTAGCGCCGAAATTATAGGGATGAATTCAAATGATGCAACGGTGTCAATGCCATTTACCTTGGATCTTTCCGATGCATCCATTCAGAAAGTGATTGAGGCTATGGCTATCGTAAGGACAAAGTTGACGGATGAAAAAACAAAGCTGAAGCCTCAATATATTGCGAGACTAAGTTGTACACAGCCTGCGGCTCAAGTGGCCCAAAAAGCTAACTAGAATCGCAACTCCAAGCGTGATCATTAAGCAAGAAATACAGAATGCTAAATAAATCATCCGGGGAAGATGCTAAACGTACGAGCCTGACTCGCAAGTAATATAAAGCCACACTATTGGCGGCAAACTTGCTATTAAGTTGCTTCCGCTCTAAGCTTGGCAGCATTACTTCTGTACCTACAGCCCCGCTTCGTGCGGGGTTTTTTTACGCCCATCGATTCCCATGACCCACTTACTCTGCACCGTCCGCTTGTACGGACAACTCAGCGGCTGTTGCTGGGCCTGCGCTGTTGAAGTGTAATTGTCTGGGGGTTATGTGGACTCGGTAGTAAAGATTTCTTTGGCATATTGATGCCCATCAGGATTGATGCTTTCAAGTGATAAAAGTGCAGTTTGTGAAAGAATTATGCGGCTAAGGTACTGGTTAAGTAATTGCAGCATCCACTCCAAATACATTTTCTCTGCATCATTCTCCGTTCCACGTCCACGCTCATTGGACTGTGAGTAGGTTGCCAAGGGAGTGCCGTGAGACTGATTGGACAGCAGCCTATATATGAACTTGAAATGGCCTCCGATTAGAGAAAATTGTGTGGCAATTTCATCATCGGTCATGTGCATGTCGGCGTTGCCATTTCTTACTTTGTCTGCCTGTTTCTTTTGTAACGTGGCAAATATTGGTGACGTAGTTATTGCTAGTTTTGCCCGAGGAAGATTTTTTTCGAAGCTATCTAAATTCTCTTGATTTTCTTTAAATTCTTTATAAAGCCGATACTTCTCGGAGTTCATGTGAAAGTAGTACAGATTCAAGCGAAATGTACTTTCCGCGTCACTTATGTTGAGCTGGCTTAGATAAAGATGGCGATGACAGGTTTCAATAAGTGTCCGGGTTAAAGTGGCGACGGATGGGAAATCCCAAAGGCGGGTTTTGTTAATTTTGTTCTCTGGAAGAATTGCATTGATTGTCATGGCGCTGAGAGTTAGTCGTGTATAAATTTTAGTGCTTTCAATTCCTAAATTGGTTGTATGAATTCCGCCGGAAGCATCGGAGAAACTGATGGCAATGAGAACGAGTTGTTCGAATATACGAAGTTCTTTGAAATAGCCTGAATCTACCTGGGGAGTGTCCGAATTCATGTAAATGCACCTTGTAGCTGGTCGGATGATGTACTTTGTCTGCAACGAAAATACTTCGAGTGAAGGTTAAGTTGTTTTAATTGCAGTGGCGATTTTGTTGAATGCTAGCCCATTTTATTCCAGGTATATCAATTTTGAGAGCAGCTTGATAAGTGGCGTCTGAATACTAAGGTTGCAGTCAATGCAGATATCAGTAGAGGTTGTTCCTTACCACCACTCGTGAATCTCAGCGCCATGTTCAACAATATGGTTACGTTATCCACAAACCCGCCCCGGCGGGTTTTTTTACGCCCATCGATTCTATGACCCACACCCTCCGCACCGTCCGCCTGTACGGGCAACTTGGCGCGCGCTTCGGGCGCGTGCATCGCTTGGCCGTGGCTTCTGCCGCCGAAGCCGTTCGCGCCCTGGGCAAGCTCTTGCCCGGCTTCGAGGCCGAGCTGATGGGCAGCCGCGACCGGGGCGTCGTGTATTCGGTGTTCCTCGGTCGCGACAACCTCAACGCGGATCGGCTGCGTGAGCCGGCCGGTGAGGCCGACATCCGCATCGCGCCGGTGCTGGCCGGTTCCAAACGCGGCGGCCTGCTGCAGACCGTGGCCGGGGTGGTGCTGATCGTGGTTGGCGCCATCGCCACGGCCTGGGGTTACGGCGTGATCGGCCAGCCGCTGATGAACATGGGCATCGCGATGGCCATCGGTGGCGTGGTGCAGATGCTGGTGCCGCAGCAGCAAGGGCTCTCGACCAAGGACGGGCCGAACAACGGTGCGTCGTACAACTTCAACGGGCCGGTCAACACCACCGCCCAGGGCAACCCGGTGCCGGTGCTGTACGGCGAAATGATCGTCGGCAGCGCGGTGATTTCCGGGGGCATTTACGCCGAGGACCAGCTCTGATGGGCGCACGTGACTTGATTGGTTTTGGTGGCGGCAAGAGCGGCGATGGGGGCCATACGCCGGTCGAGGCCAACGACAACCTGCACAGCATCGCTTATGCGCGGGTGCTCGATCTGGTGTCCGAAGGCGACATTGTTGGCCCGGTCAACGGCCTGCGCAGTGTGCTGCTCGATGGCACGCCGCTGCAGAACGCCGATGGTTCGTTCAACTTTACCGGCGTGTCGGTCGACTTCCGCGCCGGTACGCAGGATCAGGGCTACATCCCCGGCTTCCCGGCCGTCGAGAATGAATCGGCGGTGGGGGTCGAACTCAAGAGCGATCAGCCGTGGGTGCGTGCCATCAATAATCTGGCGCTGTCGGCGGTGCGCATCCGCCTGTCCTTCCCCGCACTCTCGAAGGCCAATACCGACAACGGCGATATCGGTGGCTATCGGATCGAGTACGCCATCGACCTGGCCACCGATGGCGGCACGTTTAAAACCGTGCTGAGCGAGGCGGTCGATGGCAAGACCACCAGCAAGTACGAACGCAGCCGGCGCATCGAGCTGCCGCGTGCCCAAGTCGGTTGGACCCTTCGCGTGCGCCGCATCACGCCGAATGCGCACAGCAGCTTGGTGGCCGATACCTCGATCATCGAATCGATGACCGAGCTGGTCGACGCCAAGCTGCGTTACCCGATGAGCGCGCTGATGGCGGTGCGGGTCGATGCGCGCCAGTTCCAGAGCGTGCCGACCCGCTCGTATCACCTGCGCGGCCGCATCATTCGCGTGCCCTCGAACTACAACCCGGATCAGCGCAGCTATGCCGGCGTGTGGGATGGCACCTTCAAGCTGGCGTATTCCAATAATCCGGCCTGGGTTTACTACGACCTGTTGCTCAACGAGCGCTACGGCCTGGGCGACCGCATCGACGCCAGCCAGGTCGACAAGTGGTCGCTGTACCAGATCGCCCAGTATTGCGATGTGCCGGTATCGGATGGCCGGGGCGGTCTGGAACCGCGCTTTACCTGCAATGTGTATTTGCAGGTGGCCGCCGATGCGGCCAAGGTGCTGCAGGATCTGGCCAGCGTATTCCGCGGCATTTCGTTCTGGGCCGCCAGCAGCGTGTTCGTGTCGGCCGATATGCCGACCGACCCGGTCTACACCTACACCAACGCCAACGTGATCGATGGCGAGTTTGGCTATCCCGGCAGCGGCCGGCGTACCCGCTACACGGTGGCGCTGGTGAGCTGGAACGATCCGGCCGACCAGTTCCGGCAGAAGGTCGAGTACGTCGACGACGAAGCCGGCCTCGCCCGTTATGGCGTGCAGAAGGTCGACATCAGCGCCTTCGGCTGCACCTCGCAAGCGCAGGCTCGGCGGGTGGGCAAATGGGCGTTGCTGTCGTCGCAGCTGGCGGGCGGGATTGCGTTTGCGGTCGGGCTGGATGGCGCCATCGCCATGCCGGGCCAGATCATCCGCATCGCGGATGCCCACCGCGCCGGCCGGCGCATCGGCGGCCGGATCAAATCCGCAGCCGGGCGCGTGGTGACCTTGGACAAGGCGCCGCAGATTGCCATTGGCGACCGGCTGGTGTGCACCTTGCCCAGCGGCACCGCTGAAACCCGTACCGTCTCAGCGATCAATGGTGACGCCATCACCGTGGGCAGCGCGTGGAGCACGCTGCCGCAGGCGCAGTCGGTGTGGGCGGTCGACAGCGACACGCTGGCCGCGCCGACCTATCGCGTGGTGTCGGTCACCGAAGGCGACGGGCTGACCTTCAAGATTTCTGCCGTCCAGCACGAGCCGGGTTTGTTCGATGCCGTCGACAACGGCGCGCGGCTGGAAACACGGCCGATCACGGTCATTCCGCCGTCCGTGCAACCGCCGCCGAGCAATGTCGTGATCACCGCCTATTCGGTGATCGAGCAGGGCATCGCCAAGACCAACGCGCATATCGCCTGGAACGCCGCCGACAAGGCCACCAGCTACGAGGTGCGCTGGCGGCGGGATAACGGCGAATGGATGAACGCCGGCACCACCGCTTCGCTCGGCGTCGATCTGCCGGGGGTGTATGCCGGCACCTACGTCGCCCAGGTGCGGGCACGCAATGCGCTGGGGGTGTTTTCCCAAGTGGCGCTGAGCGCGCCGACCACGCTGCAAGGCAAGACCACGCCGCCACCCGTCGTCACCAGCCTGACCACCGCACCCCAAGTATTCGCCATCGGCCTGCATTGGTCGTTCCCGACCGGGCCGCTCGATGTCGAACGCACCGAACTCTGGTACGGCCAGACAGCCAATCGGGCCGATGCGATCAAGCTCGGCGACTTCGCGTACCCGCAGAACACGCACACGCTGCTGGGCGCACCGCTGGGTAAAACGGTCTGGTTCTGGGCGCGGCTGGTCGACAAGAGCGGCAACGTCGGGGACTGGTATCCGACCGGCAACGGCATCCCCGGTGCAGCATCGAGCAACCCGGATGAGATTGTCGCGGTCATGGGCAAGATCGGCCCGGAGCGGCTGACGCCCGCGCTGCTGAACCAGCTCGATGCCAGCGACCGGCTGGATGGCTTGCGCGACGAAATGACCCAGCTCGCCGAAGCGCAACGCGATGCCATTCTGGATGCCGAGCACACCGGGGGCACGGCCCGTTCCGCGCAGTCCGGCGTGGCGGTGGCGCTGCAGCAGATCAGCCAGCAAGCGGATGAGCTGCACGCCGAAGCCAAAGCGCGCTTGCTGCTGCAAGCCTTGCTCCATGACGTGCAGGCTGGCCTGCTGGTCGAACAATCGGTGCAAGCCGATGACATCGAGGCCATCAGCACCAGCCTCACCACGCTGATCAGCCATGTGGCGGCCAACGATGCAGCGATCATTCAGGAAGCCACCACCCGTACCACGCACGAGTCGGCGCAGGCGTCGACCCTGCAGCAGGTGCAGACCAAGGTGGGCGACCTGTCGGCCAGCATCACCCAGCTGGCGCAAAGCCTGGACGGGCTGGATGCAACCTACATCCTCAAGGTCACCGCCAACGGCAAGATCGCCGGTATGAAGCTGCAGGCCAACCAGCAGGGCGCGGCCATCGACTTTTTGTGCGATGCCTTCCGCATCAGCCTGCCGGATGGATCGAGCAGTACGGCGGTCTTTGTGGTGACCTCGGTCAACGGCCAGCCGGCCGTGGGCATCAATGGTGGCCTGATCGTCACCGGCTCCATCGCGGCCGATGCCTTGAGCGTGCAACGGCTGTCTGCCATCTCGGCCAACATCGGCATCGTCACGGCCGGTCTGCTGCGCAACAGCGCCAATACCAGCTTCATCAATCTGGATGCCGTGAAGGGTGCGCCGTTCCTGTCGGCCGGTAATGGCAACGTGGTGCTGTATGAAGACGGCCGGGCCTACTTCAACAACGTGGTGATCAGCCGGCCGATGCAGGTGGCATCGGGCACGTGGAATGGCTCGCTGGTGGCGTGGGCCTGGCACAGCGCGCAGAACCAGGGCGATACCAGCTATGCCCTAACCGGGCCGTATTCGATGCTGATCGACACCGGTTATGAAGACCCGGACGCCATGTATGGCCTGCCGCCGAATTTCTCGCTGGTGGCCGCCGCCGTGGCCAACAAGGGCACGCATTCCCCGGCGCTCGATCTGCAGTACCGCATCGCCATTTCGCCGACGCTGGTGTACGCGCCGCTGCTCTACACCACCACCGGTGTGCAGGGGAATGCCTCCGGCCGCGTCTACATCAATGTCGCGGTGCAGGTGCTGAACATCACCGGGGCGACGCCCGCGCAAATCACCAACATCGTCGTCAACACCATCAACTGGAAGCTCTACAAGGTCACCTAGGAGGCACCGCCCAGCATGGAACTCCCCCGCATTCCGCTCTATGTCTTCGACCCGGCCACGGGTGCGCTGATTTCGCAAATTCTCGTTAAGGAAAACGACGCCATCAGCCCGACACGCGGCGACGTTACGCCGCTGGCACCGCCACCCGAGACGGTCGAGCAGCAGGCGTTTTTTAAGCAAGGGGCGTGGGTATTGCAGCCCCGCCCAACCGGGGCAAACGGATGAGCTACGCAGCGTGGTATCGCGTCGGCACCGTCTCGGTCGAGGCCGGTAACGTGTTCGTCACCGGCAGCGGCACGTTCTGGTCCGATCAGCTCAAGGCTGGTGATATTTTCATGCTCGGCAACGTGCTGGGCGAGATCCAGTCCGTGACCGATGATGAACACCTGGCACTGGTCGAACCGTGGGAAGGTCTGACACGCAGCAACGCGACCTACAAGGTGATTCGCAACTTTGATGCGACCCCGGTTGGTTTCTTTACCGCCCGGCTGGCGGCGTTCTTCGGGCGCTTCCAGACCGCGCTGGCGCAGATCCTGGCCGTGTTCACCAGCACCGCGCCCACGGTGTCCGTGACGGACATCGCCGACCGGTTGGTGGCCGTGCCGACCTGGCGTTCGCTGGCTGATGCCGCCGCGAACGGCACCGGTACGGTTGGCCCGCCCGGTGCAACCGGTCAGCCTGGTCCAAAGGGCGACACCGGGCCACGGGGTTTTCCGGGGCTGCCGGGTATGCCGGGCGTCAACGGCCTGAACGGTAAAAGCGCCTTCGAGCTGGCGCAGCTGCACGGTTTTACCGGCAGCGAAGCGCAATGGCTGGATTCGCTCAAAGGCAGCGGCGGCGGTGGCGGCGCAGCATTGGCGTGGACCAACCTGACCGGCTTCCCGGTGCTGGCGGCCGGCGAGTTTGCCGAGCGGCCCCTGGCCGGTGGGGCGTGGGATAAGGACGCGATTCTCATTGCGGCCGTCTCGATGGCGCCGAGCGCACCGACCGACCGCTACCGCATCGAGATCATCCAGCACGTGCTCGATGCCGACACGGTGATCTATGCCACCGCGCCGCTGGATGGCCCGTTTATCGATGCCGCACCGGTCACCTTGTTGCGTGCACCGACCAGCACCTTGCGGCTACGCCTCACCGCCGTTACGGCCATGAATACCGGTGGCAGCAACTATGCCGCCATCAAGTTCCTCGCAACCGGAGTGTAAATGCGTCCCCCGTTCCCCTCGCTTGGCGACTATCTGCAGCTCTACCCAGCCACGCCAAGGATCGGCCTCGATCCCTTCAACCTGCGCGACACCTACTACCCGCGTAGCGCCTTCACCTTGGCCGACACGTTCACCAATCCGTACACCGGCACCGTGCGTAATGGCGCGTGGTCGGTCGATGCCGGCGACCTCACCTTGCCCGACAGCGCCAAGGAACCGCGTGCGTATTGCACGCAGGGTATGGCGTCGCTGACCTTTGCCGGCACGTCCTGCATCCTGCGTGTGCAACTGAACAGCAGCTGGGGCACCGGCAAAATCCGCATCGACGGCAAAGTGCCGAGCACGCTCGGCTTGGTGGCCGCCCTCGATGTGGTCGATTGCAACGCCGACAGCTACACCGGCATCGATGGCACGCAGTACGTCGACGTCGTGGTCGCCGATGGTCTGGCGGCCGGCAATCACACCCTGGAGATCGTCGTCGATAACGCGGCGAACAAGTGGTTTTGCATTGCGGCGGTGAAGTCGCGTAGCTTCTACACGCTGCAGCCTTATGCCTTTAGTGGCTGGCATGCCGGCATCGATACCCGCCTGAACGATGGCGCGCTGACCTTGCATAACAACGGCGGCAAGACGATCAAGAACGTCGCCGTCACCGTGCCGGCACAGCTCAAGCAGCAGAACGGCACCGCTTTCGCCAATCCGCTGCCGGTGGGCGACCTCGCGCCCGGCGCCAAGTACGTGCTGCACTACGCGATCGATGCCAGCGCCGAAGCCGATAGCGCGACCTATACCGTGGGGCTGCAGGGCTATTACGACGACCCGGCCGGCACGGCCACCTTCACCAGTGACGTGCTGCTCGGCGTGGCCAATGCCGCGCTGACCTTTAGCAGCGGCTGGACCAAAGACACCGCGACACCGGGCAATGTAATGCGTGCATTCAGCGGTGGCACCGGCAAGACCGTGACGTTTCAGACCGACGCCACCAGCTTCGTCGTTACGCTGCAGAAGGAATACGGCTGGGGTAGGGCGTCGGTGCTGGTTGGCACCACCAGCTACGCCACCTTGACCAGTGCCGATGCGGTTGGCGGCGGTTTTCTCACTGATGTGACCGTCACCGGCCTGCCGGCCGGCAGCAAGACCATCACACTGAAGACGCTCGACGGGGCCGCGAAACCGTTCGTCTTCACGCAGGTGAAGTTCAGCAAGTCGGCCACGTTCAGCCTGGTGACTGAACAGATCCCGCTGCACTACACCTTCCAGCACATCCCGCCGTTCGCTCCAGCCAATCCGCGCCTGCAGGCCGGGCAGATCGCGTGGGATGTACAGAGCGGTGCGCAGCAAGACCTCGCCATTCCACGCAGCAATGCCGGCCTCACCGCGACGCAGGTGTACACCCGCTTCCCGACCTATGCCGTCTATTACGGTGCTGGCCAACTCGACATCCTGAGCCAGTATGATCTGGTGGTGATCGAACCCAAGGCCATGACGCGCCAGCAGGTGGCGCAACTGCAGGCCAAGGGCGTGATCGTGCTGGGCTACATCAGCTTCGGCGAAGAAGACGGCATCAAGACCGACCCGTTCGACGACCAGTCGCCGCAAGGCCCGTGGTTCGACGATGCGGGCGGTCCCGGTGGCTACGCCAGCTATTACAACAAGGGCGGCAATGGCTTCGGCGAGGCCAGTGAATGCGGCCACGACCAGCAGCGCGTCGAGGGCCGCAAAGCCTGCGCGGTGGGCAACGCCAAATACTTTACGGGCACCGGTCGCTGCAGCTGCGCGTGCACCCTCGACAGCCGCGACGGTTACGCCAAACAATCGACCGGGGGAGTTTGCGGCGGCGGTTATACCTCGGCCAACAATTGGCACCGCGATGCGATGACCGCGTGCGCCAACACCGCTTGCCCGAAGTACGCCCCGGTGAATCAGAAGTGCAGTCAGTACACGCCGGGCGAGGTGCGCTGGGGGCAGGATTTCAGCATGGCCACGCCCAGCTACCCGGATCAGAACGGCATCTGGGGCTCGTCCTTTATCAACCCGCTCGCACCGCGCTGGCAGCAAAAAATCAGCCAATCACTGTTTCCGATGGTGTTCGATCCACCGGCACCGCACACCGAGACGATCACGCTGCAAAGCCACGCTACGGCGGGCGGTGACACCAAACTGGTGTTCCGGGTGACGCATTGGCCGATTGATGATGGCGAACCGCTGACCATCACCAACGTGGCCGGCACGTACACCTACCAGCGCAATGTCGATTACAGCTACGACAAGGACGTCGGCACCTTTACGGTGGATGCGAACGCGGGTGTCGATGCCGGCCAGACCGCTCCGGTCGTAGGAACGCCACTGGTGATCCACTACAGCCGCAAGGGGCTGCAGTGCGATGGCGTGTTCATGGATACGGTCGACACCGTCGATGTGTACCCGAGTAACCCCTTCCAGACCGCGTTCGCGACGATGATCAACGCCCTGAAGGCGGAGCGGCCGACCAAGCTGTTCTGCTCAAACCGGGGGTTTACGATCCTCGACCGGATCATCGGCAGCTGCGCCTTTGTAATGTTCGAGAGCTTCCTCGTCGACTACAACTGGTCGACCGGGACGTATTCGAAGATCACGGATGCCGACAGTGTGGCCTTCAATAACGGCATCAAGCAGCAGCTCAAAAACCTAAGACGAAAGCACACCTTCGACGTGCTGGCGCTCAACTACTGCGACAACGGCCCGGCCGGTGACGAGTTACGCCAGTACATCGCCGAGCAATGCGCGCAAGAGGGTTATATGAGCTGGTCGACCACCATCCTGCTCAACGATCCGCTCCCCAACAACCCGCTACAGATGAACCCCTACGGCATGATCCGGGGCAACGGCTGGCGACTTCTAAAGCAGGTATGACATGACGAACGAAGCGAATCCATTCCTGACCGACATCCCGATGGTGGCGCAGGTGCGCGCACTGCGGAATGTGGCCGGGGTGCTGGTCGAGACACCGGTCGGGGATTGCCAACGGGTGTGGTTCCGC